CTTTTTCATTGTTATATAGCGTTTTCTGCGGCAATCAAGCATCCCCTAGCAACGCTGAAAAGAGGATCTGCCGGTCTTACGATTTTATTAATTTCAATCGGGAGTTTAGCCTCCCGAATAACTTGTTCAAACAGAACATCAAAACCAATAGGAGAACTGCTGCCGCCAGCAATTACAACATCTATAGCTCCATCTGGTCTGGCCTTTTTATGCTCGGTAATTAAGCCCTGCTTGATACCTGCCACGGTTTTTTCAATCATTAGTCTGTACTGGGTTTGAATTGCTCTCTCTACCATGCTTTTTGGTTCAGAAGTTAAATCTACCTTGGTTTTCTCTTTGTTGATAAATGTAACGGTTTCTCCGGTTGCTTTTGCGGCCATTTTATCAATCCAGTCACCACTATTAACTAACGCAAAACTGAAAACTGGTGCGCCATACATAGCAAAACAAAGATTAACCATTCCAGCACCAAATGAAACTCCGATACCCGTATATGCTTTAGCCCCTAATTCAGAGTAAACAAGAGCTAGTCCTTCATTAATTGGATTGGCTTTAACAGTATAGCCATTCTCGTCTTGAAATGCCCTAAAAATAGCATCAATTACTTTAGAGTGATAATCGGCATCCGTTTCTTCATTAATTGCGTTTGAAGGCACGCTGTAATACAATATTTCTTTATCTTGTTGAGCTTGATCCAATAGACTATGTACCATAATGCTCATAATCTGAAAGGCGTGAATTTCTTTAGGATTCACGCATCCATGAACCATTGGCCGCTTTAAATCCAAAGTAGGCATTGTATAAGCAATATCTACGGCACGTTGACCAAGAGCATAAGCTACGTTTTCTCTTTCAATTAGAGGAACGCCAGCATTCTTCATCATATTGAAAACAAAGCGATTATCTAATGGAATTTCCAAAAAGGCATTTACCTCTTTTTTATAAACAAAATTATTATCTTTGCCTCTTGTGCAACACACCAAATTATAAGTTCCAATATCAAATCCAATTCCAGACATTATACATTCTCCTTCTTGGCTTTTTTATATTTCATATTTTTATGAGCCTTTCCAATTCTTTCACGATGTTGTTTTCCAAGCGTTTTGCCCTTTTTATTTCCAACATGTTCCCTAGACATTGCACCGTCAGTGACAGAAGCCCATCTGCTCCCACTTGCGATTCTAGTAACAACAGTTCTACTTACATTAAAACGATCTGCTATTTGTTGATGACTCATTTCATTTCGTTTCAATAATTCTTTAATGACAAGAACAATTTCTTTTGTTAATTTTTTAGAAATGCCTTCAGCCATTTTAATCTTGGAATCAACAGAGTGTTTTCTGCCAAAATTAGGATTATTGTGTCCAACGTATTTATTTTCTTTGGCTTTTGACATTTTGATTTTGGTTTCATTATTATGTTTTTTCCCAAAAAAAGGATTTGTTGGACCAGAATTTTTAATAACGTCCAAAACGTGATTGTATTTGGATGATGTACCATCAACCCAATTCTGCTCTTTATGTGTTAGTTCATCAGAACTACATTCTTCAAGGATTAAGAATTCAAAATCAATAGAACCATATTTATCCCAAGCACGCTGTAGATGGCAATTATAGTGTTTGTGGGCTTTTAACAAACAACGATGTCGAATGAATCGCTTGGCAATATTTGTGGACTTTCCTATATACATTTTTCCACTAGAATGTCTTATTCCATAAATCCCACAAACCATTTTATCCTACCTTTTCTCCAAATTTAATTTTCTGTAATTGAAAGTCTGGAATAGTATACTGAACCGCCCCTTCGTCTTGTTCAATTTTTTTACTTGGTTGGACCTTTCTTTCTAGTGCTACTCCCTCTGGTAGAACCGCTGCCAAAGTCCCTTCTACGTTTATATTTAGGTCCAATTTAATGGTAACCTCACATTTACCGTCTTGTGCGGACACTACTTCTTTTATTACCGTTACTTGAGGGTTTCTTATTAATTGTACCATTAAAGTATTTATAACTCTAAACCTAAATTAGTCAGTATTGGCGTGTTTTGGAAACCGCATAAGCATTTTATTTACCCCTTTCATAATCATTTCAACAGTAATTTCTGTCAAACAGGGCTTAGGATTGGCTTTGGTCTTCTTGCAAGTAGGCCAATTATAACAGGGACCACAATCCCAACCATCATCTCTGTGCTTCTGAACTAATTCTGCTGTGGGATAATATTTCATGTACACTTTTCCATCGGTGAATGAAAAAATACCAGTTAAAGGCTTTTTAATGCCACCAGCCATATGAATTGTTGCCGTGTCTACACTAATCACATAATCGGCTGCGTCCACATAACCCATCCACTGTCTTATATTTCCCTTTAAGACCGGCACTCCCATATCTTGCAGAACAGGAATAGAAGTAGTATGACTACTATAAACATAAAGTCCTTTGGACCTTAAAGCATTAACCACTTCAACAATTTGCTTTCTGACTAAGTTTTTATTTAACATTGCAGAAATTGGAGTAAACAGTACCGCAGAACCATGAGAATCCCGATGAGCTTCTACTTCCTCTTTTGCCAATTCTTTAATTTCTTTCTCTAAAGTAATATGCATTTCGTGATTAGTTAGATTTATTCCACAATGATTTGCCCAAATATCACTTCTATTCATACCAGAAAGGGGCGCAACAGCTAATTCATACCGGGCACAGGCGTTAGAAGTATTATAAGCTTGGACATATTTTCCAGCCTCTACTGTTGCAGAGTCTAATAATTCATCAATATAAGGATGGTCCACCACCGCCTGATGAAAAGATGCAGGACAAGCAAAGCACATCTTGGCATCAGGCATGACACGTTTGAAATCTTCAAAAAGCATCCTATGCACCAAAATATCTCCCAATCCTCCATTTCCCCGAATTATCAAAATTGAATTTCTTTTTTCGTAATATTCTCTGAGGTTAAAGTCTTTCTTTCCGATAGATGGAGAGCGTTTGGTTAATTTAGAAATAAAAGTGGGCATAATTTAAAAGAGAAAGCCCCGAGATTTCTCGGGGCTTTCTGAAATTAACTTAGCAAACTAATTTTTATTAGCTTTCGCAAGCCTGTGCAACGGCTGCAACAACCTGATAAGATGTCGTAGCATTGCCAGAGGTCGTGTTAGCGATGAGAAGGGTCGTAACGGCCAAATCACCACTATTGAAAATCTGGCTTGTTCCTGGGAGCAAGCTAAAGGTAGCTGCGCCATTCAAGGTCACCAAGAGGGTGTGGTCGGCCTGACCAGTGGTTTCTAGGTTCTCAATTTGGCAGAATGTAGCAGGACCACCATCGGTTGTGACAAAATCAATGTCTACATACGAGCCATAGGTCAAGCTTCCAGCATAAACAACTGGAGTGGTATCTCCACCTGCAACACCATAAACGCTGCCATCGTCAGTTAGAACTTCGATGAAAGCCTTTTCTAGTGTGGTTTGTGGATATGCAAATTGCTTCCAATAATTGCAATCGGTGAAAGTATCACCGTCTTTTAATAGACGATTAATACGATTCGGACCCATTACATAAACTTGACGCTGCAAGCTTGTTACGAATGGTGTTCCTAGACCCTGACCAGCAATAGCTCCATAAGACATGGTAGCTGGATTCTTGTCCAAAGCGCCCTGCGCTCCCTGTTGTAACTTTACTTTAAATACGCTCATTTCAACTCCTATAGTGAAATAAAAAGTCCTGATCCTAAATCTTCACTTGTATATATGTCAGACGTTTAAAATTTCCCCAGAAGGAAATAACGTTTTATAAAAATCAGTCCCAAAGCCTGTAGGTATTAAACTCGTTTTAAGTCCCCTAGAAGCGGCCAGGAACAAGGGATAGTTCTCAGGACCGATAACCCAGCCAGCTTTGTTAAAATCATCTGTAATAGCGTATCCGGCCTTTATAGCCAATTCTTTAGCTTTCTGAACCTGGGTAAAAGTTAAAGATTTATTGGGCAGGAGGGCATCTGGGCATACAATACACAAATTACTGCCTTCTATTAAAGGAATGTCTACTGGACCATAAGGAATTTTAGACTCTTTTAACAGCTTCTCTATGCAATTACAGTCCAAATCATAAGTCAATTCCCTAATAAACCCATATTCCCAATGATGCAATGAAGAAAGAGGTTTGGCTCCTAGTGATTCACATATGTCGTCATTGCAATAAATATCTACCTTTAAGCTCGGCAACGCTTTTTTAATGTATGGCATTAAACAAATAAGTTGGACTACATATTCGTAAGCATTGCCTAAATAATATATAGCATATTTGTCTTTCACGTTAACATATTGATCTAGGGGCTTCATGGAAATATCCGATGCTGAAAAATTAAAACTGAGTCTTGAGGGAATAAAAGCCTTTATTGAACAATTCCCAGACGACCCCAATGCCAAAATCCTTATGGAAGTTCTGTGGGACGAAATACTAATTTATAATAGTGAAGAAAGTCAATTACCCCCGCCACAAGGGCGGGGGCTTGCTCAACTTAATTAGTTAAAACTAAGGAGCATTGGTTTG